ACAATATCTGTGGCGTTAGCTGGGGTCATGACCCTCTTTAAGGCAGGTAGACTGGTACCTTTACTGAAGGGATTCTTTACTGGTGTATGGGGTTTAGTCAAAGGTCTTTTGGCATTTCTTGCTAGACGACCTCTCGTTGCCGGACTTTTATTAGCTGCTGGTTGGGGTGCTTACATGATATTTGGTAATGATGATGAAGGTGAAGCAGATGCTGTTGACAACATTGAGGATAATCAAAAGGAAAGACCAACTCTCGAAAATAGTAGTGAGAAGGAAGTACTTAGTGCCATGGATGAGCGTATTATTGCTCTCCAAAATCAGATTGAGAGTATGACATGGTGGGAAAAACTTACTACAAATCAAGATGATCGATTAAGACAAGAAATAGTAGAGATTAAAAATGAGAGACAAACGGACACATCCGAGGATGTTACACCTAAAGTTGATGAGAAAAAAGATGAAAAATTACCTGAGAAGAAACAAGGTGGATCAGTCGTTATACCATCCAATCCTTTCATACCAAAAATGGACAATGGTGGGTGGATTACTGGTCCTCAGTCTGGCTACCCCGTCAGCCTCGATGGCGGTGGTTCCACCTCTTTTATTGGACATGGAACAGAGTGGGTCGGATTTCCTAAAGCATCAAGGGGGGGAGCATTTGTGGTGCCCTTCGATACTCCCTCCACCCGAACTAATCCTAGCTTAACTAAAAAGAGACTTGGTGAAGCACAGAGAGGTGGGTTCACTATGCCTTCCTTTGATATGGGAGGATTCTATCCTCAAATGCAGGTAGGTGGTCTACTAGACTTCATTGCATCTGGTGAGGGTGGTTATAACTCTATGAACCAAGGAACCAAAGGTAATAGTATTGTTGGTTCTACTCATGATTCTGCTTCCATCGTTAAAAAGAAACTAACTGACATGTCAGTTGGTGAGATCATGGAACGTCAGGCATATCTGATGAACAAATCCAATCCTCAGGAAAGTGATTACGGTCTCTTTGCTGTGGGTCGTTATCAAGTCATACCTGGCACTATGTCAAGTATTGTCAAGACTATGGGCATTGATCGAAATGCTAAGTTTGATAAGCAGATGCAGGATAAGATTGGACTTGGATTGATTAAGCATAAGAGACCTTATGCTTGGAAGTATATCAATAAAGAACATAATGATAGAACTGGTGCAATGAAGGCACTTGCCGCTGAGTGGGCGTCACTTCCTGATCCTGCTACTGGAAGGTCTATGTATGGTGGTGGTAACGCTTCCTCCCATAGTGTCGAAGAAGTTGCTGCTGCACTAGATGCTGCTAGGGGTGGTGCTCCATTGGTGAGTGATGATGTGGTTGAGAAAATCCAACCTGCTAAGGCATGGTGGGATCCTTTAGGAGTCTTTAGTGGTAAAAAGAAGGAATTAACTACTGGTAATACTATAGGTGAATCTGCTTTAAATGAATTTGATAAGTACAAGTGGGGTACTGGTGAAGAGAGCGTTAGTGTACAACCAATGCAGCTACCAGCAATAGATACAACACCACCAGTGGTTGATGAAGATATACCAGAACCTATCTTTATACCTAATGAATATGAACCACCTGCTCATCCATATATTACAGCAAGATTTGGAATGATGGCAGATGTTAATACTTGTCCTGATAGACTCTTCTAATGACAGAAACTGTTAACAATAGTAAATCATATAAACTGATTGACTTATACGTTCAGAGATCGGATGATTCTAAGGAGGATATTCGTGATCTTTGTGCTGAATTTGTATGGTATGAGTCTATTGACTCACCATTTGTACGTTTAGATATTACAATTCTTGACACTGTGAACTATGCTGAGTCATTATTGGGTGATGAGATGCTTCATATTGGTTTTAATACCTTTGCTTCTAAGATGGGTGGTAAAGAACCTGTCACCATCCACTATGATATGCAGATCTATAAGATCAGTAATGTTATTAAGGATGAACGTGCTAAGGTATGTACTATCAATTGTATTTCACCACAAGCATATCTTAATGAAGCGAACAGAGCATTTGGATCCTTTGGTCCTTTGACTGGTAAGCATGATATTGTCAAAGAGATGTGTAAGAAGTATCTCAAATGTGAGAATAAGATTAAACACGTTAATGCAATAGAAGAATGTACATCGATGAATATGATTTCTCCTAACTGGAGACCAATTGATGTTATATCATATATCTCAGATAAGGTTGTTAGAAAGAAGCAGGGTAAAGGTAGTAAAGTTAATAAGAGGAAGGGTAAAGGTAATATTCAGTCTGGGTTCTTATTCTATGAGACTAGTCAAGGATTTAATTGGAGATCTATTGATGATATGTGTGAGCAAGATCCATTAGCAACTTTTAATTATACTCAGAAGAATATATCTACACCCGATGCACATACACAATGGGCTAATATTGAGGAACTGGGATTTCCTGACAGGACTAACCATCTAGAGAAGATGAGGACAGGTTTATATAAGACTGTTACTTATGGTATTGTTATGGATGCGTTGACAGAGAGTCAATCTATTAACCCAGCTTTAAGTAGTAGTGGTGTGTTTGATAGGTTCCAAGAGTTAGGTAATAAGTTTACTGCTACGTTACAGGGACAGTTTGGTTCCAAGTCCTTGTCTAAAGAACAGTTCTCTAAGTTTTTATCTGATAGTAAATCTGCTGCTAGTAGTACTTTCTTTAATTCTGGTGGTGATAGTAAATTTGATTGGTCAAAGTATGCTGCTAACCTTAATTTTGGTGCATCTCAGAGTCAAGCAGCTCTAGCAGAGAAGAAGAGTAAACCTGCAGGAACTGTATCAGGTCCTAGGATTATGCATATTGGAGAGATAACTGATCTTGCATCTACTTTGGAGAAAGGGTTTGCTTTTGATGAAAAGATTATTGATAAATTTAGTAAGGATTATCCCACTCGTACAAAGTTTAGAATCCTTCCTAAGTATAAGAACCAGAGTGCTAATGCACCTAATGGTGGTGCAGATGATGCTTCTGAGAACATAGTACTGGCTGGTGCATATGCTGCTGCTAGGTTTGCATTACTTAAGACACATGTAATGAACATTACTATACCAGGTAACACAGCAGTGTATGCTGGTGCTGTTGTTAAGACTAGGATACCTGAGTCAGAGCAAAATCGTAGTGGTAGACTAGAGTTGGACAAAAAATTCTCTGGTAAATATTTGGTCTCAGGACTCAAGCACACTTATAACAAGACTGGTATTACTACTGAATTGTATCTATGTCGTGATTCCCTACCCATAAACACTTGACAATAGGTCAAAGAATAAATATAATTGTCGAATAAAGCGAGAGAACAATGAGTGAATTCGGAGAAAATCCACAAGCTAAACGAAGTCACGATCTAGATCATGAAGTTTACATTGATCCAAAGGATCATAAGGAGCATACTAATCATGGTATGCATGAGTATTCTGAAGATGATCTCAAGAACGTAAGAGCTAACTACGAAGAGTATCATAAGGGAGATGAACCTGAAACTGGTATTAATGATTATCATATTAGACATCAGGATAAGCAGTTAGATCAATATTGTGACAACCATCCAGATGCATTTGAGTGTAGAGTATACGATGAATGATAGGTGAATACATTGATATTGATGCTGCCTACAGTTTTATAGGAGGTGGCATGATCGACCCAAATGTGGTCGATGGCGTGATTGAGTTTTGGAATGATTGTGACTATCTTAATAAAGAAGATGGTCATGTAGGTGGTCAAACTTCAGGTGGTCTAGATAAAGAACTCAAAGAGTCAAAAGACCTGACTATTCCTAGGTACATTAAAGATCCTAGAATATGCAGGTATATTGATGAGCTTGCAGATGTTACCACAGCATACTGTGATAACTATCCAGCACTAAAGAATGTCAAGTGGGATTTGATGGAGGATTTTAATATCCAATGGTATCCCAAGGGTGGTGGGTTTCATGCATTACATTGCGAAAGATCAGACGCACATCCACAATGCTGCAATCGTATGGTAGTATGGATGACATATCTCAATGATATAGAAGAAGGTGGAGAGACATACTTTAAACAACAGGAGTGTAAGGTAAAACCTAAGAAGGGATTGACTTTACTTTGGCCAGCAGACTGGACTCATTTTCATAAGGGAATACCAGCACCTAATGAAGAAAAAATGATTATTACAGGATGGTATGATCACGTCATTTGACAATTTAATATTAGGTCATTATAATAACAAACAGCAGGCATATAGTAATCCTACTAAATGGCCACAGGTACATATTCTATACTCCAAGATCAAATCAAATGTCTTGGAGTTAAAGCAGTGGTATAATTATGAAGGTGAAGATAAACCATATAGACATTATCATATTACTATCAACTATATGACACATGACACTGCGTATACAAAAGCACATAACCTATTGACTGACACCCCAGGGTGTGAGATGCAGTGGGGATTCTTTGATACGTGGTGGTTTGGTAGTGTTCGGGGTGATTGTATCGTTCCTAAACCTGATGGTGATACATATGTTGTTAGCGACGTACAGTTTGATGGTGACATGTATATGTCACGTGACACTGGATACTACGTCAAGGATGATAAATTTGCCTGGGGCAAGGAGGAGGGTGAAGGTATGTTTACTTTTACTAGACTAAATAATGGCAGGAAACTAGATTACACATAATGTTAGGCAGTTCATCAAAAGCAGATTTCGCTGGAAGAGATGGTTTCGCCTGGTGGATCGGTGAAGTAGAAGACCATATGGATCCATCACAGTTGGGTCGTGTAAAGGTTCGTATTGTAGGTTGGTATACTGGTACTAAGACCGATTCAGAAGGTAAGAACCAGTACTTAACCGAATTACCTACTAAAGATTTACCGTGGGCAACCGTACTTCTACCAACTGATAGACCCCAGACCAAGAATGCTGGATCTACCACTGAGTTACAACCTGGCGCACAGGTTCTAGGTTTCTTCATGGATGGTGAAGAGGCACAACTTCCTTGTGTCTTGGGTGCATTCCGTGGTTTCCGTCACTCTGAGAATAGTAATCAGGCAGGTTCTAG